GATGGCAACGCAATAAGAGCCTTCCACAGAGAATCGTGGAAACGTTATGGGCACCTGCCAAACGGGCAGTTTCTGTGCTTCAAACGTCAACTATCCGTTGTGACAGTCGTTTGTGAAGCTTCGCGCTTCTCAACGGTCCTGAAGAACAACGAGGTCGATAGGCCGATAGAGCTACAGCCGTTCTGTAACATTCTCGTTCAGCGTCGAGTAGGTAATGGTATCCGGGAAGTTTTAAGATCCCTCGGATATGATCTGGATCATCTCGCCGATTTACACCGGCAGCTGGTTTCGGTGCAAGCAATTGCAACCATAGATCTCAAGAATGCTAGCGATAGCGTTCAGCTCGAACTATGTGCGTTCCTCTTCCCTGAAAAGTTCGTCAAGTTGTTAAACTCAACGAGGGCGACGTATCTGATGGGACCAAAGTCGGACGGGTTGTCATACCACGTCTTGAAGAAGGTCTCGTCAATGGGGAACGGATTCACATTCGAGTTAATGACCATGATCTTGCTCGCCTTGGGGCTCCAGCATGATGCAGACTTTTCGGTCTTCGGTGACGATATAATCTGTCGTAACGAAGTTGCCAAAGGGGTTATCACAGACCTCGAGGCTGTGGGCTTTGTGGTGAACGACCAAAAGTCGTTTATTGAGAGTCCATTCCGGGAATCCTGCGGCGCGAACTATTTGGACGGGTACGGTTACCTACGGAGTTTCGACTTCCGGTGGCCCGAGACCGTTCACGACTGCGTCGTTATTGCTAATAAGGCCTGCCTCCTTCGGGAGACGGCCCCGCAATTCCGTTTGCTTCATGATGCCCTCATCCGATCCGTGCCCTTAGCCTTGCGTGGGCCCGCCGGTCACATCGATTTCAACTTGGAGATTGATGTGGATGAACGAGGCTTCGACAAAGACGTGGCGTTTTCCGCTTTCTTCTGGGACCCTAAGTGGGCCATGAGGAGGGGGCGGACGATGGTACACGAACCGCACCTATGCCGTGGACTCGACCATATCCAGCAGGATCCGAAGACTTTCTATAAGGTCACCGGATTCAAGTGGAAGGCCGAAGAAGCTAGCAAAATGCGGAACCATCTTAGGACGCGAATGCACGTAGGCAAGATACACATGTACTTGTTTGCGGGTAGGCGTACTCCTGATGTGGTAACTGGTCGGGGTTGCTGGCAGC